TTAATGAGTTTTTGTCACAAGCTGCTGGGGAGATTAGTCTTGAGACTGGCTTAACAATTGATTATACGGATTGCACGGAGGCTGAGGCTGCTGCTGTCCGGCTTTTAGCAGCTTTGTATTGTCTTTGCCATGTAACTGGAGGTTCCGCTGTTGGATTTAATTTCTCTTTAGGAGACATTCGAGCTGATGTTTCAAATAATCTACCTCCAGTCGAAGTTTTGAAAAGTCGTCTAGAGCGGCTTATTGAAAATTTGAAGCAGCCTTATGTGGGGGTGGTATAGTTGAGTTTGCCACATGTGAGCCCAGGAGACCCTATTCGAAGCCAAGATTGGAATACTTTCGTGGATGCCTTCGAGACCCATAAGCATTTACATCCTGACATTGTTGTTGGGACAGGAGAAGATTATGAGGATATTCAGACAGCCTTGGATGATGGACATAAAAGTTTATTTTTAAAGCGTGAAACGTTTAATGTTGCTTCTCCTATTGTGCCGCCTAACGAAGATATATATCTTTTCAGTAATGGCGCAGAAATTAAAGCTACAGAATCTATGAGTCGCCTTTTTGACATTCGGAATATACGTTATGCACATTTGGAAGGCTTGTTTATTAACGGTAATGGGCTTGCTGAAAAATGTGTTGATGGCGTGCTAGACCCAAGCGGTTGTCCTATGCACGTTATTAAGCACTGCAAAGTTTGGGGTGCAACTAAAGTTGGTGTTGACTTCACGGGCTGTGAGGATTCCACTTTAATTGACGTTTGGATTGATGGACGAAAAGACACAAACGAGCCGCCAACAGTTTACACGGAATATGGTTTACGGTTTGGACAGGATGGAGACGGCTACCGCACTGGCGGGCAAGTTAACCTGTGGGACTGCAAGATTGGTTTTTGTAAAAAGGCTGACATTTACGCTAAAAACATTGCAGACTTAAAATGTCACGGCGTATTATTGGGCAGCAAGATTAATTGGAGCAGTGTCCTTGAGGCACATATAATATTGGAGGGTGGAACGGGAGAAGCAGCGTTATGGCCTAAATTGTTACTTGAGGGCTGCTGGTTTGACGGTGCAATAGGGGAAAAGCCAAATATTTTAATCCAGAATGTTAGGGCGAAAGAAGTAAGCCTTGTCGGTTGCAGCGTTTACGGTTCTGATGCTCCGAACATTTATAGCACTTTGAATCCGGGAGCTGAGCAAATAGTCATTTTAGGAGGTTTGCTGGAAAGAGCTGCTGGTGGTCCAAACATTCAATGTCCAGCTAAGCATATAGCAGTTTTAGGTGCAGACCTTTATGGCGGCACAGGTGTGGATAAAACTAACGTAACAACTTACTTTATAATGGAAAAGGATGCGGCAACAATCGACACGAATATGTTGCCTTAGAGGGTGATTGCAATGGCATATTTTGATGTTGCAAAATTCGATGAAGCATGGTTTGATTGTATTGACAAAGTGCCTCTTTTTCGGAAAGTGCTTGCTTCATTTAAGAGGGTTGGAAAGAATTTCACTTTAACATGGAAAAAACGGTTACGAAGTGGAGTTGACACTCAAACTGGGAAACCCGTATTTACATTTCAAGCAGTCGACATAGAAGCCGTGGTGCGTGAAGCAGCCAGTGGACATTTATGGGTGGAGCCGGGATTAGCGCCTACTAAAACTATAATTGTTTATGCAATGGAGGGCATAAGAGTTTTCGACCGTTTCGAGTGGCGTGGCGAAGAGTTTGAAGTTGTTTCGCCGCCCAGAGAAGTTTGGTTTGGCATGAGGTTTTTTTGTCGTATTTGTATTGCGGAGAGGCTGAAATATGGTGAGTGAAAACCCAAAAGTAACCCTTTTAAACTTACTTAAAGCTAATGTGAAGGTTAACAAGTCAGACGGAAAGCTAGCAAAGGTTGATTTTTGTTTTCCCTTTCCTGAAGAGGAATTACCTAAACGTCTTGCAACTTATGATGCTATTGTTACCGTAAAAATGGCTGCGGAAACATGTAAACCGCTGGGAATCGGTAAAACGCAGCGGCAATATAAGGGTGAATATGCCTTTGAAGTTTGGACTAAAGATGAAAAACTTCGCTTTGCGATTAATGAGAAAATTAAGGAACTTTTGAAAGAGAAGGGAACTTCTCCTGGGGGTATGTTAAAGCTTGTGCGAAAACTGAATCAACAGGATGATGACCGTGTAGGTAGTTCCACGTTTTTGCACAGTATTATTCGTGTTGAAACTTGGCATTATGGTTAGGAGGTATGTGAAGGATGAGTTATCCGTTTGGTGGACATGAAGCGTCAATAGCATTCTGCGAGGAGTTAAGCTACGGTGAATTGCCTGCAGAGCCTTTTTGGTATCCTCCGTTTCTCGTGGAAAATTTAGAGCCTACAGTAGGTAGGGCGAACATTAATATACGAGGGTTGGGAAGTCGCGATTTACACGCTATTAAAAAAGGCTTACAGCAAGCGAGTTTAAAATTTACCAAGTTTTTGCAGACCTACGGCACGTTAGAAGTGATTGATGCTGCTTGGAGTGATACTTTACGTAGCTTTTATGTCGAAGTTCTTTATGAAAAAGGGTCTGAATATGTTAGCTTACGCTTTCCAGGTAGTCGTTTTGATAAAGTAACTGTCAGCTGTGAAATTGAAGATGTAATTAAGGCTAAATGTGAGTTAATAGCGCAGAAGGCATTAACTGCAACTTCAAAGCTTAGAACTTCAGGAGATCCTTACTCTGAGCCGCCTTATGCTTGGTATGACAGTTATGTGAAAAAAAACACAACAGTTTTGGAGCGGGTTACAAGCTGGAGCTGGAGTATTGCGAATAATCTTAAACGTGTGCCTGTTATCCGCAGTTCTGATGGTGACATTTTGAAATATTTACCGTGGCGACATCGCGACATAACAGGCGAGTTGGTCTTCGAGTTTGAAACCAAAGAAGAAGCTGATGATGTTCTCAATGACACAGAATTTACTCTTGAAATCGGGTTAGGTGGATCACATAAAGCTGTATTTTCAAATTGTAAATGGAGTCAGGTAACGATACCGACAACGATTGCGGATTTAGCGTATCTTAAGGCGCCATTTACTGCCAAGTCAATATCTGTAAGCTAGGAAGGGTTGAAAATGCGAACTGAAACTTTAGAAGTTGATAAAAGATTCGGCGAAGAATATGCAGGGCGCTATGTGTTCCAAGAGATCAGCTGGGCTAAACGCAGTCGGATTATTCAGAAATATACGAAATACAGTCAAATGACTGGGCAAGTTGTGAAGAGCGATTATGTTGCTATTCAAGCGGAAACTATTTGGGCGAGCCTTAAGGAGCAACCGCCGCACAAACCTATAACTCTCGAGAAGCTGCTCAGCGAAGAAGATGGCATTCCCATAGGGCTTGGTGAATTATTCAGCCAGATTGTGAATAAGCTTAACAATGTAGGCTTAGATGAGACTCGTTTTTTATCAGAGCAATCAGAAGCCAAAAACCTAATGCAAAAATCACAGAGTTCAGACTCTGCAAAGAATTTGGGTGGACACCGAGACAGCTTGAAAGGCAGCCAGCCAAGACAATTCAAGAGTTCATCGTGATTTTGAATGAGTTAGACCGTGAAGCGGAGGAAGAACGTAAAAAGATGGAGAGAGAGGCGAAACATCATGTCCGTTGAAATCAGCTGCGACATTAAGGGTATTGAAGAGTTCAAGGCTGCCATGGAAAGATTTAATTCAGCAATGCAAAGGCATGTGCACCGTCAGTTGGTAAGCTGGGCTGCAGACGTTAAAGCCTTAGCTAAGCAGATTGTGCCTGTCCGCACTGGACACTTACGCAGCAGCATTTACGCGAAAATTCAAGATTGGGTTGCTGAAATCGGTGCAGAAGCAACTTATGCGCTTTTCGTGGAGCTTGGCACTCGCTACATGAGAGCCCGCCCATATCTTTACCCTGCTATCAGAGAGCATTTGCCACGTCTTGAACAGATTATTTGTGATGCTTTGGAAGTTGCTAAGGCGGAGGCTGGGTTATGAGTTTTCGTGAGATAGCCGTTACTATTAGAGCTGTTAATCGTGCGAGTGCAACGTTTGACCGCATTAAAACTGATGCTGAAAGCTTAGCTGTTCGTGTTAAAAGTCTTGGTTCTCAATTTGCTGCGCTTGGTGCTTCAGGCGTTGCTATTGGACATATTGCTCATCAGATGGGTTTACTTAATGACCAGCAGGCTCGAGTTTTCAATTCAGCAATGATGGTTGTAACAGCTATGGGCATGTTTATGCGCACGAGCTGGGGCGTAGCAGTAGCCCAGAAAGTTTATGCTGCTGCCTGTTGGGTTGCCACCGCCGCCCAGAACGCTTTGAACATTAGCTATGCGACTTTTCTGGCTTTAACAGGTGTAGGCATAGCGGTTATTATTGCAGCGGCTGCTGCCATGTGGAGTTTTGCAAGTCAAATGAACGCTGCAACGGCAAGCGTCAAGGAGTTTAACGCTGCGGCTGCTGAACTGCCAGAGAGAAGCCGAAGCATTCGCAGAGCTGGGGAAGAGGAGCTGTATAGGCGAGGTGTCGAGTGATGTCCGTAGAGATTCCTAAGGTTGCTGTTGCTTTCGGTTCCGTTACTCCTCCTCAAGGAGACATTATTAATTTAAGAGTTCATTTGGGCTGCACCAATGAAGTTAGCAGTTTTGAATGTTTGCTGCAGAATTGGGATAAAAAGTATAGCCCGGGCGGGTCTTATCCGATTAGTGTTGGCATGGATGGACATATTGACATCGGCAGAGGCTCTAATGTTCCGCAGATTATAACGTGTCGTGTTGAAAGCGTCAAGTTTGAATCAACGCCTACAGCCAATTATATTCGTGTTAGCGGAAGATGTTGGGGAGAGAAGCTTTTTCGCCGTGTTGTTGCCAAACTTTATCAGAACCAAAAGGGCGAAGCAATAGTCAAGGATTTACTGGACAACTATGTCAGTTTGAGCCATACCCGCGACAGCACAGAACTTGTGGAAAACACTGACACAACTTACACGAAGCTTGACTATGATAATACTCCAGTCTTTGACATCCTAAAATACATTGCAAAATCCGCAGACAAAAACGGCGTTATAGGCTTTGATTTCCGTGTGGCTCCAGATGGCAAATTCGAGTTTTTCCCACGCAACAGCAAAACTTCACCAGTAAGTCTTACTGACAAGATTGAAGTCAGCGAATACCGCAAGGACATCCACGGCGTTCGCAACAAAATCACTGTTTACGGCGTTAAAGAACGGACAGAGCCTATGGATGGCGATGCTTGGACAGAAGCCTTGACAAACTGGAGTGCGACTTATGGAAGTGTCAGCCTTGACGACACAAATAAAAAGGTTGGAGATTACTGCATTCTCGGCACAAGTGAGTTAACGGAAAATCCAAACCTGTACTTTCGCAGAAGCAGCATAAACGTTCTGGGCGGAACAAAACTTGCCTACTATCAACGGTTGCGACTATGGTTCAAAACTTCAGGCTTAACGCCAACATCAGCATCATTGTGGCTACTGCAGCAAATAGGACCCAACAAAGGCTTTTACACTAATCTGAAGACGGAGAGCTGGCAACATGGCGAGTGGATTTATTATGATTTTGCTATTGGACCAGACGCAACTGAATGGAGCTATTTCAATGCTGACGCTTCCGACTGGAACAACCCCATCCTCTACATAGAATTTCAGCTTTCAGGAGTAGGCACTGGGCAATTAGGCGCCAGAGTGGACGGGCTGCATTTTGCGTTGGGCAGGTATAGAAGCACCCAAGAAGACGCAAACAGCCAAAATAACTATGGGCTACGCGAACTTGTGGAAGTAGATGAGGAACTCTACAGCGATAATGAATGCGAATTAAGAGCCAAAGCCCTCTTAAACCATCTGAAAGACCCGGCAGAATATTTGACAGTGCGAAGCACGGTCATCGACTATGGAAATAATCCGCTTTTGCCCGGCGACAAAATCCATGTTACGCTTCCAAACGAAAATGTTGATGCAGACTTTCGCATTTTAAGCGTAGAATACCATGTGGATGCTAAAACGCAGACTTTAGAGATAACTTTGAAGCTTGGACGCGAAACTCCACTTTTAGCGGATTACCTCTACGCTTTGCGCAGCAAAACAGACCATTTAAGCAGATATAAAATGGCGAGGTTGATTCAGGCATGAGCAACAGCGTTCCTTATGGACGCTATGAGGAAGCTTACAAAGCTATTCATAGTGCCCTAAGCAATATTTCAGCACCGCCACCGGGTAAAAAGGTCACGAAGTTAGAGTTTTCTTGGAATGTAGATGGCAGTGTTCACACGATTAAATTTTATGAGGGTACAGAATTGCTGTTTACCTTAACTTTCGATTGGAATGTGGATGGGACGCTTAAAAATGTGGTTCGGTCATGACTATGGAAACGCAAATTCTTTCTAAAATTATTTTTGATGATGTGCTTTTCGGCACTATCTTTCAAAAAAATAAAATCTCGGAAAAGCCTTTACCACGTATCGAGTTTGAGTGGAACAGCGATGGCACTATACGCGCTGTCCATCGGTTTTTGACTTGTCCTATTTGCGGTTCTGAGTTTAAGCCGTCCAGAAAAGGACATAGATTCTGTTCAAGACGTTGTCAGCAGAGAGCTTGCTATCTCAAGCGTAAGCCAAAACTGCCTATTATATTGCTTTGCCCTGGGTGTGGAATGGGATTCAAACCCACGCATAGACGTCAAAAGTATTGTTCGCCTAAATGCTCTTGGCATTATTGGTACATAACCAACAAGGATAGGAAGCTCAAGAATAATAAGAATTGGAGAGCCAGAAATCCGGCAAAAGTATACGAATACAACCATAGACATTATCTAAGGCTCAAGAAAACGAGAATGGCGTCAAATAAACCTTGGGAACCTGGCACAGGATTGAACTTAAACATTGTAGAGATTAATGGTCAAAAGCGGGTTGTGGAGGCAGTTCGTCTTGAGCGGCGTATTCAACGTTGGAAGAGTTATCCGTTCAGAAGGCATAAGGAGCGTGTAAATTTGTGAATTTGGAAATTGGTAAATATGGAATGGATGTTCTGCCGACACCAAGGATGTCAGGTGTCAGTAAAATCATGAACTCTAAGGCGGATAAGGTGGTTGAGAAGTGAAGAGGAATTTGAAAAGCCAGCTTAAAAATCTACAGCCTGGAGATTTGATCGAAATTTCATGGATAGACGCTAGCATTGGCAAAAGTTTAGGCAGTGGCGTAACTGTTGATGTTCCCGTGAGAAGCTGGGGCATTTTCATAGGTATTTTAGGCGTGAAAAACAAGCATGTTGTAATTGCACAAAACAGTTTTCACTATTCTGATGGACTTTACGATTTAGATTACACTGCTATACCGCTTTCATGGACTTTAAACATCACCGTTATCGCTAAAAGTCATGTTCCGTCTGAAATCGCAAATCAGCTTGTAACAAGCTTTCTTATGGGTGGTAGGCGGAGTTTCTCTCGAAGCAGACAGGAAAAAGTGAGAAACCATGAAAGACATCATTAAACATGCTTTAACCCGCAAAATACATCGCAAAGGCTCTCACGGTAAAGACAAAGTTATAGTTATTCAGCCCAGTGAGAAACTTGTGTTAGGCGTTAAGTTTGCTATGGGCATGACCATTTGTTTGTCAGCCTTAGAAGCTGCCCACATGGCTTTTTTAGGTTCATGGAGTAGCGAAATCTTCGCAGCAATAACAGGCTTATCCGGCTCGGTTATAGGAGTGCTGATTGGAAAAAATGCCTAAGGGAAAGCCTTGGACTAAAGCTGAAGTTGACAAATTAAGAGC